TCCAGGGTAACAGCCCCTGACAAAAAACTATTAACCACACTGGTCCACCCTGATATTGTCGTAAAGGTACTGATTACCCTGGCAGGGATCCCTGTTTTAGGGTCTGCCCTAGATAAACACCTATACCGCCCTGTATTTAAAAAATTTTGGGGCACCTCTTCGTCAAACCAAATTCCTATATTATGCGTACCTGGTTTTGCCTGTTCCCTGCAACCAACTTCACCACCCTCAATAGTTTCAATATTTTGGGACCAGTTACGAAATACACAGGTGCTTCGATTCGGTAAAATAAAACTAGATGAAGTATACCCGTTCTTCTGCGAATAAGAGACATAATGAACCCTACTTCTGCCCAGGGTCTTAAATTCAGCAGGTAAATACTTATGCACCACGGCCTGTTGGTTAGCTATGCTATTCTGACTGGTGGCAGTAAAACACCATATTACACTGCCTGGGTTTGCTACCAGGGACTTAACAACCCGTTTCGCAATTGCCTCGGTTTTCGATGAACGATTACCACCAAGCAGTAGCAATTCTGCTTTTGTTTCCAATATTTCATCCACCTTTTTCCAGTGCGGTAATTCAGTACCATACCTAAATGGATCCTCAATTTCCCGTTCAATTGCCCCTTCCCTTCTCTCCCAATACTCCATCAACCTTTCCGCACCCATAGCCAGTTGCTCATCCCTTGACGGGATGGTTAAAATAGGATGTGGAGTCCAGGACAATGCCATGTGCCTATGTTAAGCAGGGTTTTCCAGGGTAGACTAGTCATGTCCACCTGTGTCCATATTAATGGGATATTAAGGGAATGCCCTTATTATCCCCTTGACAGGATAAAAAGTTGTTAGGGGATAAACCCTGTAGGATTTATTGCCGAACCTGTAGCCCCCATCAGTGCAGGGATTATTAGGGTTTACCCCCCTGGCTAATTGTCAATTTTTTTTCATTTGGGGGAATCGGTCGTGGAATCGTAAATCGTTGATAATCAACACCCCCTCCCCCCCTTCGCCCTGACAAAAACTGACAGATAATTGACAGGTTAATTCATAAGTGCCTGATAATTAGCGTGTTATTATTCTGTAGCAGTGGATAATATATGCATTAAATACCAGGGGGGGGTGAAAAATAATGCCATACCTAGCTAATTGAAAAACATTTCAATATCCTTGCACCAATTATGAAAGCAAAAAAAGGATTGTACGCAAATATTCACGCCAAGAAGGCCCGTATTGCAGGGGGTTCAGGGGAAAGAATGAGGAAGGCAGGTAGTAAGGGGGCACCAACTGCTAAAGCATTTAAAGCCAGTGCTAAAACTGCGAAAAGGAAATGACTGACACAGAAAAAGCATGGGTAATGTCCCTGGAACAAATAGTTGTACCTGGTGAGACTATTGAGCAGGCAGTGACTAATTGCATTGATCACCTGGCTAAACATGCAGAGCAGGGTATTTACCCTAATGTTATTGAAGCCAAGCAAATAACCCTGAAAGTCAAGGATCCAAATGATAGCACCAATAAAGAGTGAACCTGTATTACCTGACTTGGTCTTAGAACATGGATTGCATGTATTAACAGACGAATACAATGACTGCATCATTGGTATTAATGCTGAATGCACCAGGGTAGTCTATGATATTGAAAAGATCCTGGAAGTAATACAGCAACAGGACAAGAATTTAACCAGGGATGATTGTTGGGAGCATTTTTCACATAATATCCAGGATTGTATGCCGAGAGAAGTTAGCCCTGTTTATATATTCCCTATTGAAATAAAGGAGTAACATGCCAACCAAGAAAAAGAGAAAGATAGTAATACCTGATAACTTGCCTGCCCTGACTACAGAGGAAGATATATGCCCTTCTCTGTTCACAGGGGATAAACTGGCAAAGAAGGATCCTGAAAGGTATGCCAAGGTTGTCCAGGAATTATCTGAAGGTAAGGCATTAACCAGGATAGCCAAGGATAACAAGTGTGCCCCTGAAACCATTACTGCTATTGCTAAGAGGGAAACTAAAACTATTGATAAGGTGCAGAACCTGACAATGGGTTTAACTTCATATGCATCCCAGGCATGTCTGATGAAGATAATAGAAAAACTAGAATCTGATCAAATTCCTGCAGGGGTATTACCTATTGCATTTGGAATACTTAGGGACAAGGAAAAGTCAGACTTGGGGCAGGCAACCAGTATTGTTGAGCATAAAAAGGTAGTAACCCTGGATGAAGTGCAGAAGGAATTAAATGCAATGAGGGAAACACCTCATATAGATATTACCCCTGATGCGTAGCGTTGGTTTTCTGCTTGGTGCATAAATACCCCTGATAAGTTTATGGTCTTTTTTAGGTCCCTAATGGACCCTTAAAAGACCATCCCTGAATAACCTGTGTATAATTTACTACCAGGTAACATACATGAAGTTCCCTGATAAACATGCAACATAACTTACCTGATGTTCCCTGTATATACCTGTATATATTAATACATTACCCCTGCTTTGGGCTTATGGCCCACGCAGGGGTATTATAAGGATTACTTGGTCCTGGATATGGAGTCAAGGAGATAATTGCTTTTACCTGAATGCAGGCCACGAAGACTAGCAGATATTTCCAGGCCAAGCAATTCATGCATGTCATCCTGATTTTTACCCAGGTCAATGCAGGTATCAATGCACCACCTGATTAACTTAGATAGATCAATATCCATTTCTTTTTGCAATTGATCTAGTACGACAAGTTGTTCGTCACTAATGACAACGGATATTCTTTTTTCACTCATTGGGCAAATATAGGGTGGGTTTTATTATTTTGTAATATTGCATAGGGATGCAAAGTTACACTTTGAAAATTCTAGAACACTTTTGTCAACATTAAAATAACAATTATTCAAATGTATGCAGATGTATTCAGTTTTCATATTTAATGCAAAAAGTGTTGATCATTTATGTTTATATGTTTTTTAATGTACCAACTACCACATTAACTAAACCACGGAAATATTAACTATGACTATTAAAACAAAAAAGGTTGGCATAACTAAAGAAAGGGAAATTGTAAGTGTGCATTTGCCTAAAGGGTATAAAGCAAAACTAGGGAAACTGGCATTTGATCAAGACAGATCCGTTTCTGCATTAGTTAAAAGACAAATTGACAAGCTCTTAAAAGAAGAAGGTCAAAATGTGTAAGGAAAAAGAATCCAGGATGTTATTTATAGCTATGTTCACATTAGCACTCCTGGCATGGTTTTATGTCATGTTTTGCTTTGCAGTATCTTTATTTGGGGCAGGGTCTTTAATAACAAGATGATTACAATAGCAGTAGACCCTGGAAAATCAGGTGGATATGCAATTTGCTCCAACAACAATGTCTGTGTTGCTGAAAACTTCACCACAATGGCAGACTTTTTGGATGAAATTCGTCCTTACCTGGCAAATGAAACAGAACCTGTACAAATGGTCCTGGAAGATGTTCCCCCTTTTGTAGGGAAAAACATCCCATCTTCAGCAGGGTTTAAACTAGGAAAGAATTGTGGTCAATTTGAGGGCCTGGCAATGGGCCTGCAAATACCCTGTCACCTGGTAAGTCCAAAAGTGTGGCAAAAGGGATTACCCAACTTGCATAAAAGCACAGGGCCACAACGGAAAAGAATACTGAAAGAACATGCACTCAGGTTGTATCCAAAATTAAAAGTTAACCTTAAAACTGCCGATGCAATCTTAATTGCTCACTGGTTTTTTAATAAATGAGAATAAAAACATGATAATTCAATTAAAAAACTCGAATCAATATCAAACATTAAAATTTATAAACACTGATCACATTATTCTTGTAAAAACTAGGTGGGAACCAGTCGAGGGTCATAAAATTGAAGACTATGCTTATTGTGCAGGTGCCCACATATTGTTCAGTGACGGAACCTGGCATACTTTTTCTCAAGATGTATGGAAGAATATTGATTATTATTTAAACATCAAATCACTCAAAAATCATAAAGAATATGGTGTGTTTGAGGAAAGTAATAATGGAAAAATCTAATCCACGAACACCAGGGGCACAATTAAGTGTGTGCCTACCTGTTGAACTAAAAAAACATTTAATGGTCCAGGCATATGCTGAAGGCATATCAATGACTAAATTCGTAATAAAACTACTAAACCAAAACCTAAAATAAATTATGGCAATATTAAAAGTAAAACCTAAAACAGGTGGATCCAATCGGTCCTGGAACCTGTCAGATGAAAAAGCAATAGAAGGTACCTTTCCTGGTCTTCTTCTTGATATACTTGATAATGACGGAGTCTTAGTTAAAGACTTTAATAACCCTGGTGAAATGATTGAACGAGATGTTACCAGGTTCTTATTTGCCTTCACTGATGATGATGGTGATACCTGCCTGGCAATGACGGGTGAAATGACCCAATCTGCTGACGAAAGAAGCAACCTAGTCAAACTATTAACAGCAATACGGGGCAAACTTCCACCATTGGGCGAAGAATATGATTATTGTGATGAAATAGGGAAGAAAGTAATGGTCACAATAGGCACACGCAAGTCCAAGTTAGGTAAGGAATACAGCTTCGTGCAGTCTGTTGCAAAGATTAATAAGAAACTTGAAGACGATGTTCCTTCAATCAACACTGCTGTCCCTGGCGATAGAAGATCACCCATTCCTGACTGGATTAGTGAGGAAGATGAAGAGGAAGAACCTGCTAAAATGGATAAGCCTGCTAAGAAAAAGGCTACCAAGAAAAAACAGGATGATGACGAAGAGGATCCATTCTAATGCCTCATTGTTACGACAGAGAGGGTAACCCTCATTTTGATTTAACCCCTGCAAAAGCCAAAAAGGAAGGACTCTATTTTTCTGTAACTGAAATACAGAAAATAGAGTCTGCCCCTGGGCTTGAAATGTGGAAGCAAAACTCAATGATTGAGGAAGCATATAATAATGGCCCTAAAAAAGGTGAGTCATTAAAAGACTTTCAACGCAGGGTCAAAAATGCAATCTACGGGGATGATTCAGCTTCAAACTTAGGGACCAGGATCCATGATGGAATTGAATCTGTACTGACAGGGGTAAAAACCCTGAAGCAGATTAATATCGATTTAATGCCATTTGTGACCCCTGCCGTTAATTACTTTAACGGAAAGGGCTTTGAGCTTGAGGAATGCGAACGGGTAGTCATCAACACTGAAGAGGGGTATGCAGGCACGGCAGATATTATCGCTCATACCAAAGGGGGCCAACCTTTCATATTAGACTGGAAAAGCACCAAGAAAATCCCGTCGTCACCCTACCCTGGTCAACCTGAACAAATTAGTGCTTATGCCTGTGCCCAATGGGGGCAACAGGCACTAAATAACCATGAAGTGTGGGGTGCAAATGCCTACATAAGCACCACTGAGTTTGATGATGATGGAATGGCAAAGTTTAGGGTTCATTCGTACAAACCTAGCAAACTGGAAGAGTGTTATGAAACATTCAAAATAGTGAATGCTCTGTGGCGAATAAGGAACAAGTATGACCCTCGATCTTGAGGAAGATATTGTACTGGTAAAAATAGGACCTAGATGGGTCTGTCGATACTGGAATGCAGTCATGGGCGAGCAACCAATCGGTCCAAGGTTAGCCAGGGGGGATAATTTTCCTACCCTGGCAACCAGGGCCAAAACTAAAATGGAAGGGGAAGAATTATGCAAGAGATGGAAAATGTGGCTAATGGCAAGGCCGAAGAGGAAAATGCCGAAGAGGAAAGTTTACTCATAAAATCTGCCAGGTTTCGAGAAACTGCAATGGAAAGGTTTCTTAAAAAAGCCAGGGCAAAATATGATAAGGGTCAACAGGAGCATGGGGGATATTTACCCGTGGATGTAAATATAAATGACCTGGAAGATGAAGTGATTGATCAATGGTTTTATTTACAGGCTATAAAAGTAAAGATCCATCAATTGTGTCCAACCGAGGAGTTAGCATTTTATGTTAAGCGAAAGTCAGCAAACTCTTAACCTGGATACACAGGTGACCCTTGAACTAGGGGGTCATTGTGAAATTACTAAATCTGAAAATCAGATAAAATGTGAACAATTATCCGAGGAAATACAAACTCTTCAACAAAGGCTAAAGCACATGCTTGAATCGGATGTAAGCAAAAGGGCTGTGCTTGAAAATATTATTAAACAATTAAATGACATACTCAGAAAATTCAGTTGAAATTGAAACTGCCTTAGCTTTGGCATGGTTATGGGATGACCCATACCGAAACAATTTTGATTGTCCCTGGGACTGGAAAGGTGATGAAATGGCAAGACTAAATAAGGGGTCTAGTCCCCATGATAAATTAACTAGATTATTAGATGGACTGGACAAAAATGGATATGGGTATCATGTAAGCATTGTAAAAAGTGCAGGTATTTTAAAATCCTGTAATGTTCCACCTGAAAAGGCTGTGGACATGATGTACAAGGCATCGGAAAAAGTAACCAGGAGAGAATTAGAACCAGGTGAAATTGAACGGGCTGTAAACTATACTTACCAGGCAACTGATGAGACAACAAAACGCTATGTAAGGCCAAAGAAAAAAGTTAGTAATGAACTAATTAATGAGTTTGGTTGCAGGGGGGACATTGATGACCTTCGTTCCCGTTCAGATAGCATTCCTAGCCAGGCTGAAATATTGGCTAATCTTTATGCTGATGAAACACTTCTTCATTTGTGTAAAGAAGTGTTTAATGGCCGAGATGTAAAAGCATGTGAAGACTGGATTAAAGATGGATTGGAACCTTACCAATATTTGTGCCCTAATCCACTAAAGGGGCATGACAGGGGCAGGTGCCTGGATAATATATTGTCACGAAAATTCGTAGTATTTGAAAGTGACTTGCCAAATATTGCAGGCAATTGGGACACACAGGCAGGGTTGATTGACAGACTGGCAAAAGACATGCCACTTAGGATGGTAGTTTGGTCAGGCAATAAAAGCCTACATGCCTGGTTTCAAGTGGAAAACAAAGATGAAAGGAAAGTTTATAAATTCCTTAATTTGGCAACCATGTTAGGTGCAGACCCTGCTTCACTCAGGCCAAGTCAATTGGTCCGTATGCCCTGGGGTAAGAGAACAGATAACAACAAAATACAGAAAGTAATTTACTATGGATGATTCAATTAATTTCGTCAAAGACCTGGTTGAACAAACCAAGCATTTGCATACCGAAAAAACTAGGTTCAACAGGACTGAAAAAGACTTATATAAAGACCCTAATTTGGATCTTAATGACCCAGGTGGATTGCCTCCTATTATTCCTGGCTCAGAATTTCCACCACAATATGAATTAATTAAAAGAAAACCTTTGGTGGATAAATTATTTCGAGTGGGTGACAATGTATTACTAACAGCACCATCTAAGATGGGTAAAAGTTGGTTTTATTCAACCCTGGCAACATCCCTGGCTTCAGGGGATAAGTTCCTGGGCCTGGAAGTAGCCAAGTCCAGGGTGCTAATGATTGACCTGGAATTGCACAAGGATGATGCACAGGACAGACTTTGGAGCATTGCCCTAGCACAGGGATTAAAGCAGGTGCCTGAAGACTTATACCTATGGTCCCTGCGTTCCTGTGTTTATGATATGGAAACACTCATTGAAGTGTTGCAATCCAGGTTGGCGGATTTACCTGCAATGGATGCTATATTTATTGACCCAATCTATATGTTAGAAGGGGGTGGAGAATTTGACGAAAACTCAAATTCTGCAGTAACCGAAATGTTACGGGAATTGCAGGCAATAACGAAACAAACTGGTTCAGCCCTGCTTTTGTCCCATCATTACCGAAAGGGTAATATGGGACGGGAAAACCATATTGATCGAGCATCAGGAGCAGGGGCCTTTGCCAGGTTTCCTGATAGCCTACTGACCCTTTCTCACCACAATGAACCCTACCATGCAATTATGGAGGTTACAGGCCGATCTATGCCCCAGGTTAAGGCCCGTTCAATTAAAATGACTCCACCATTAATTGAAGGTAGTGAATTGGCTGTAGAGTTTAAAAGGTACACGAATGGTTAAGCAAAACCATATCGCCCTTGGGGTTCAACGCAGGCAACTGACAAATCTTAGGCTTAGGCAAATGTTACACAGGAAATTACCATATGAAACATTCACTTATGATGAAATAGCCAAGTTCTGCAAATGCACAAAAGAACGGATCCGACAAATTGAAAATGAAGCACTGAAAAAAATTAGAACAAAGGACCAAGCCATATGGAAAGAGTGGAAGAAATACAATTATTAACCAGGGACCAGGTTGCTGACAAATTGGAAGTTAGCACCAGGACAATTCGCAGATGGGAACAGAGTGGTCGTTTACCTTGTGTGAAAATGTCGAAAAAAATAATTCGTTACAGAATATGTGACATAAAAAAATTAATGGAGGAGATGCATTACATCAAGCGACTATGAATATTGAAATAATTAAACAACAAGTACCTATTGAAACCTTACAAAAAAAGGTTGGGGGTTATATTGAACAATTAAGCCTGAGTGACGGAAGAATGTTAGTCTTTGACGAAGACGGGCAGTTAAAGGGCAAGATGATTAATAATGAAGCATCTGCTTTGGCAGGGACTCCTATCGCAGGCCCTGCTGTTATATTAGAACCCCAGGCATTCCTAGACTGATGAGCATAGATCAATTTGCAGATGATGTGGAATATGACTGCTTATGTAGACCACAAGATTTAGAACCTGAGCCAGTGTTAGACAAGGATGAACAGGTTGATGCTGATGCTGAATTACTGGAAAGCATTGTGGACGAAATGGAAGGCAGGCCAGGATGGGAAGAGACGAAGCAGGCTTTTGATCGAATTATTGAATGCCTGAAAGTAAATGGGTATGAATAAATATTTTACTGATTCCATAAAGGAAGCAATATTAGACAAGACAGAAAAAGAAATTAAGGAAGACCCAATTCTTTTAGAATTATATGAATTGGAAAAAGAAAGAATGGGAATGTATTGGGACAAAAAAAACTTTCTTTCTTTTATACTTGGATCCTCTACATCTTCCTTAATGAATCATCCAATCTTAATGTATATGCATAGAAAACTTTTACCTAGTTCCCAATACATAGGTAACTTTGGTTTCCTGGTAGCAGTGAAAAATAGAAAGGGTAAATATGTACAGAAAGAAATTGGTAAGACCGATAAGGAATTATTAAAAATCTGTAGAATATGGGGAAAAATTAGCAATTATCCAAAAACTGAAAAAGAAATGCATGAGCGTAGAATTGAAGAGTCAAAAAGCAAAATTGCTGACCTTGAAAAATCAGACAAAAAAGCCCTGATCAGGAAAGGGACTGACCAGGGCTAAAAGTTTTAACTATTTTGGCTATATTAAAACATAAACGCAGGACTATTTTACTACACTTTGTTTTGTTCGCAT